TTACTATCTATCATTTCTTTTGATGCAGTTTCAAGATCGTTGTTTTTTAAAGCTTCCCACATCTTTTTGAACTTCATTACTCTTGGTTTTCCTAATTGAAAACACATCTCTATAATTACACCTTTTACAATGTGATTATGTTCTATATCTGTCAGAAGTTCGTTTGCTGAATCGTGTGCTATTTTAAAATCATTATCAAAAACTTCTTCAAGCATTTCTTTAGGATAAGTAGTACCCTCAACAAAATTATCAGTGGGTAATACAAGATGACCATAACCAATAGTAGCATGACCCATGCTACAGGAATAGACAGTATCCCTAAACCCCTCATGTTCTTTAATTCGTGATTTAATTTCTTCCATATATTATTTCTCCAATGTGTTATGATGTTGATAAATTTTATCATATATTTTCATAGAATTAAATATTTAGAAACAAATTTATTCAGGTTTTGTAGGAAATTCTGTATCTTTTACTTCTTGTTCGGTTGCAAGACCCTCTGTAATATCTCGTAAGTCTTGTCTATATTGTTTCATTTCATCTGACATTGTATTATCAGATAAAGCATGAAAATCAGTAGAAGATAACAAAGCATTTCTTCTTTGTCTTAAATCTGCGATTGCTCTATCAAAAGCACCAGCTTCCCAATCAGCTTCTTCCTGATCTCTTTGTGCTTCTTCTTCAGCAGTAAGCTGTATTCTTTCTCCATTTACTAATTTATATCTTGGCATAATATACTCCTTTTATGTTAATTTAATCCAAATAGCAATATCTGTCCACTATCTATATTTCCTGATGCAAATTTGAATTGTATTTCATCTATTGCTGATGTTGTATTAAAATATCCACTAACAAAGTATCTTTTTGAATAATCGGAACTATAAGATTCTTGTGTTGTAGTTATAAAATGAGTTACAAAAGTTGTGTCTGATGGGTTGAATAAATGTAAAGATCCAACAAAACTTTGATCATTATCATTACCAACACTTAAACCTATTTTTTGAAATGATGTTCCATTTGCTTGATCCATTGATGTAACATAACTTAAACTAGACGCACTTCCTGATTCATTATGTTGTGCTTGAAAAACAGTTGATGTTATTGTTTCATTATAACCACTACCACCTGATGAATTTCCTTGAAAAGAAAAAGCAGTTCCATCAGTAGCTGGGTGCATATTAACAAAATAAAAAATATATTCCTTATAGGTACTATCAATTCCTGATGTGAAACTAATACTTGATGATGATGATGCTGTTTGTGTTGCAATATGTGTAAGACTTCCAAGAGAAGATATTGAACCAAAAGCTGTTACATCTTTTACTGATCTGTTATTTAATTTTACAATACTCATTAGCTTCCTTTTATTCCATAGAGTTTGATTGTGCCTGAATCTATGTTGCCACTATTAAATTTGAATTGGACAGCATCAACTGCACTTGTTGTATTTCCATATCCAGCTACATAAAAATTATTAGTATAATTATTAAAAGCATAATATTGAATTGTAGATATAAAATGTTTTACAAAATTTGTGTCGCTTGGCTTAAAAAGATGTAAAGTTCCTGAAAGACTTTGATCGTTATCTCCACCTACACCATTTCCTAAAGTTTGAAATCCCGTTCCTTGTGCTAAATCTTCTCCTGAGTCGTATGTTAAATTTGTTGCACTATCTCCCTCATCATGGTTAGCTTTAAAAACTGTTGTTGTTTTTGTGACATTATAGTTACTGCCACTATCTGCACTCATATTAAATTGAAAAGTTTTATCATCAGCACTTGGGTGTATATTAAAAAATTTAAATATATAAATAGGATATGTACTATCCAAAACTACTCCACCACTTCCATGAACAAAAGATATTGAAGAACTTGAACTAGCAGTTTGTTCTTTTATTAAAGTTAATTTACCTTGTGCTAATTGTCCAGCACTTGTTAAAGCTGATATAGAATTATTATTATGTTTTACTAAACCAAAAGTCATTATGTTACTCCATACATTTTTATTGTTCCTGAATCTATGTTGCCTGATGACATACTAAATTGAACTCCATCAATAGCTGTTGTTGTATTGCAATAACCACCTATAAAATCATGAACTGAAAAATCTCCACCATTATACATTTGTGCTTCAATTAAAAAATGTTTAATAAAAGTTGTAGATGATGGGTCAAAAAGATGTAAAGTACCAACACAAGTTTCATCATTTTCATTACCTAGTCCATCAGAAATATGTTGAGCTGATGTTGATTGAGCTAAATCATTACCAGTTTGATATGTTAATGCTGTTAGACTACCATCTTCTTTGTGATAGGCTTCAAAAGCTGAGGTTGTTTTAACTGCATCATAAGCACTTCCACCATCTCTAAAATTAACTTGGAATTTTTCTCCATTAGCAGATGGGTGTATATCATAAAACTTAAATATATATTCTTTGTATGTCGAATCTAATCCTGAAGTAAAAGATATTGTAGATGAACTTGATGCAGTTTGAGTAGATATTAAATTAAGACCCCCACCTGATATAGAAGCTGGAAGTGCTGTTACTGCTG